GCACGTCCGACTCCTCTTTCGCCAGAGCCTGAATGGCCGCGTCGATGACGATAAATCGTTGCCACCCGTTGGGGTAGTTCACGGTGTCACCGGAGTTCACGAGGGTCGTCGCCTCGGGCGCGTACAGAATGGCGCCCGTCAGACCCGCGGTAGGAATCGGGTACAAACGGATATTGGTTCCGACGAGCGAGTAGCGGGGCAGGTACTCGGGGTGAAGCTCCCGGTACGTGTTCCGCTCGGCGCGGGTGTACTGCTTCAGCGAGCGCATGACCCCGTGGTAGTCGAGGTCCACGCCGTACAGCTTGTAGAAACTCGCTGGCACAGCGTAATCGCTGGTGTTGGCGATGGTGGTGAACGACGCGGACGAGGAGACGTACTCCTCGCCCAGCGCGTCCACCAACATCCCGTGGAGCTTCTGGTTGGCCTCGTTGATCCACGCATCCAGACCCAAGCCAGAGTCGGCCACGAAGGCCGACCCCACCATGTCTGCCCGCTCTCTTGTACGAGTGCGGAGATGTGCGAGCGTTTCCGAGGCCACTCAGTTACCCGCCGCGGTTGGGGAGGGTAGCCGAATCGCTGAACACCACGTCGATTTCGAGCACGTTGTTCGCGTTCGCCGCGGGCCACTCAGCCGCGACACCGGAGCCGTTGACGCAGTTGACGAGCAGCGTGCGCGTCGAGGGCGTCCACGTACCCACCTGAGCGAAGGTGTTGCCGACCGCCGCGAGGCGAAGCGACGCCTGAGCCGAGAGCAACTGCCCCCCCGGCATGCCAACGGGGAACACCACGGACATGATGCCGACACCCGTGCGGGTGATGGTGGCACCGTACCCGCGGATGCCGGTGGCGACAGGGGTGGTGGCGCCGTTGGTCGGCACCGCGAACTGGAAGTGAATCGTATGCGGGGTCGCGTACTCCGCAAACTCGTACATCTGTCGGTAAGCCATGTGTCTTCTCCTGAGAAGGGGAAAGTCCGAGGGCTAAGTTCAGCCCTCGGACTCAGTTGGACTTACGTGGGCAGCGCGGCAACCATGTTCGCCGCAGGCTTGTGGCAGATGAGGTTGCCGTAGAACGACATGCGGCCCTCGAAGCGGTCAGCCTGGTACTCACGGGCCAGCCCGCCGTCGTTGCCCGCGCTGCCGTTGTTCACGAGGTCGCCAAGGTGCTTCAGCTCCCAGGTGTTCAGGGTCAGGATGCGGGCGCGACCGACAGGCGCGTTGCGGTCGGCGTACACCTTGACGGTGCCGTTCGGGCCGCGCAGGCGAATCGACTCGAAGCCGATGTCACCGACCTGCGTGTACTCGGCGTCCACGCGCGAGCCGAGCGCCAACTTCAGGTTCTTCTCGTCGGTGAAGGACGTGAAGATGTGGCTCGGGTCGCCGTCTTCGCGAGCGAGCGCCGCGAGCGCGGTGATGTAGCCCTCTTCCGGCTGGAGCGAGCTGATGTCGAGGCGTTGACCCGAGAGGCGGGTCGAGTCAACCGAGCGGTCCACGCCGAAGAACGACTCGGACGCGGAGGGCGCGGTGGACGGGTTCCACGCCTCCAGACCCGCCATCTTGAGCATCTGCGAGTTCGCGGTGATGGCCGCGACCTGACGGTCACCCTTGATGAACAGCCACGAGTTCGCCACGATGGTGTCCGGGTTCGTGGTCGTGGTGAACGTGCCCGCGGAACGGTTCACGGTCTGAACCACGACACCGCCGCCCGAGTTGAGCAGGATGGTGTCCACGGTGGTCGTCGAAGCGACGATCTCCATGCCGACTTCGATCTGGGTGATCGCTTCACCGACCGTGAAGGTGAACGGACCCGAGCCCGACACTGCGGTCACCTGGCCGAGCGTACCGTTGCCCGAGCCGTACACGTCGCGACCGAAGTCGTTGCGGAGGGTCTGGAGCGTGCCATCCACGAGCTGAGTCAGGCCCTTCACGAAGGACGCGCGGTCACCCGACGCGGCCAGCAGAAGCTCCTGCTCGATCGTGTACATCGCGTAGTTCTTCACGCGGGTCACGGTGAAGTTCACGTCGCGGTTGAAGCCCGAGTCAGTGCCCGAGGCACCGTTGATGCCCGCGCGGCCCTGAGCGGTCGCGAACGCTGCGCTGCGAGCGTTCGAGTTGCCGTAGGTGAGCGCGTGGATCATCGAGCGACCGTTGAAGCCGCTCGACTTGGGGAGAAGGGCGAAGAGGGGGTTCTTGTCGTACACCGCGTTCTGGAGAGCGCGGGACGAGTAGATGAACTTCAGAATCTTGTCGGCGGTGGTAATCGTAGCAGCCATTGTGAGTCACCTCGGCGGGCGACTCACTTTGGAGTGCCGCCTTCAGACGAGGTCTTCGTCGCGACCTTCGATGATCGCGGCGATGATTTCCTCGCGAGTTTTGGGAACGGTGCGAACCGCAGCGGGCGCTGTGGTGTTCGCGTTGGTCAACGTCCGGGTCTGCACCGTTCCGGCTGAAGGCGGTGGCTCTGGTGCCTTCGTTGCGCTGACAGGAGCAGACTCCTTGAAGCCTGTCAACACCTTCTGCCAGCGATCCGCCTCTTTTTTGAGGTGGGACTCGTACATTTCCGCTGCCAGCAGAACTGACTCTTCCATCGTGGAGCCAGGCAGCGTGCCGTGCTGGGTGTGGTACTGGAGAAGCACGCGCTCGATGCCCTCCACGTCTTCGGTCTTGTTGATGAGGTCGAACTTCGGGTTGTCCTTCACGATGTTCTTCATCTGCGCGAGGAGCCCTGCGCGGCTCTGCTGAATTTGCGCCTGCTCGCGCTCGGCCTTGAGCGCCGCCAGCTCCTGCTTGATCGCCTGAATCTCGCTGGTCGGCTCCGGTGCCTCTGCCTTCTGCCCCTCTTCAGGGGTAGGGGGGAGGGAGAGGAGCTTCTGGGTGTACTGCTGGTGGGTGAAGCCGAGCGCCGCGAGCGCGGCCACGGGATCTCCGCTCTGACGCGCCTGCGCGAGCCGCTGGGCCTCGGTGGGGGAGAGGACCTTGAGGGCTTCCATGTACGGCTTGAGCGGCTCCACTTCCTTGCGGAAGGCGTCGCGCTCCTTCGCGATCTTCAGCAGCGCGGGCAGTTCCTCCGTCTTCTGCGTCGCGACTGGTGCCGGAATTGCCGCAGGCTCCGTGCCGGTTTTGCCAGCGACGGGCGCGGGCTCGGCGGGCTTCTCGACGATGCCCTCGTCTTGAAACGCCTTCATCAAGTCGTTGGGGCTCACTTGCGACGGCGGGACGAAAGGTGCGGGGGTCTGCTTCTGCTCGGTGTCAGCCACGGAATCTCCTGGGTGTGGTGGTACTTCAGCCCCCGACAACCGGGGGCACAGCGGGGAGGATGGGCGGCGGCACGTTCAGCACGTTGCTGATCTGCGGACCACCGGCCATCGGAGGCGGTGCCATCGACGGACCCGCTCCCGGCATCGGAGGCGGGGTGCCCGCGCCCATGCCCATCGGCGCGGCGGGTGGAGCCATCATCGCGGACTTCTGCGCGGTGGCGTTGTCGATGAGGTTCCGCAGGAGGCGCAGGCGATCCTCGGGGCAGTTCCGGTTGCGTGCGTACAGGTACGCGGCGTTCGCGCGCTCGATGATCTTGTCGAGGTTCTGGTACGGCTCCAGCGTGCGCAGCTCGGGAGTCTCGTCGTCGAGGATGTGCGAAATGGTCGCGTCCACGTCGTCGAGCATCGCGTTCCCGAGGTTCGACTCGGCCTCGATGTCGGGGAACTCCAGCAACCGCTGGGCGACCGCCTTGTCGATGAACCCGTCGCCCATCATCTCCTTGACCTTCTGGTAGCGGGCGCTCGGGGTCTGCGGCAACGAGCTGGTCGGGAACATCTGCATGATGTAGGCGTCGCGGGCGAGGTTGACCGACGACCAGTCCACTTCCATCAGGTCGCGGCGACCGGGGACGAGAACCTTGTACCCGCGCCACCCGTACTGCTCGGTGATGAGGTCGATGGACAGTTCCGCGAAGTCCATGAAGAACTGCTCCCAGTCCTGGTGCTGGGGGGCGAACCGTTCGGACTCGATGTCGTTGTACTCGCGGAGCGCCACCGCGGCGTCGAGGCCCGATGGCTTCTTCGCGCTCGCGGAGAGTTCGCTGATGCCGACCTCCTGAAACGCTTTCTGGTAGAGGCGGTCCACGTAGGCGAACTCCTCGGGCGAGATGGCGTTCTGGTTGTCCACGATGGGCGGCTGGCCCACGTAGTACACGATGTCGCCGCCATCCGCGTTGGTCATGTGCTGCGGGTTGACCTTGCTGCCGACCTGAACGTAGGTCCTGCCCTTGCCCTTGCGGCGGATCTGCATGTCGATGCTACGGATGACGCGGTTGAGCGCGACCTGAATCGGCTGAACCGTCTCGATGACGCCTTTGCCCCAGAAGCCTGTCGTGCGCTTCTTGAAGCGGTACATGACGAACGGGAACTTGTCGATCTTCCACTGCTCGCTGAACAGCACGCACCCGTCGATGGCGATGACGTGCTTTCCGTCCTTCGCCTTACCGCCGCTGGGCAGGTGCCACGCCTCCCACACCTCCAGCGTGTTCTCGATGACCTCGGGGCTCGCGTTCACCTCGGACTCGATGCGCTCCTGCTTGCCCGCCTCGGCAATCTTCTCGGCGTGCTCGGGGAACAGCGCGGTCAACACCTCGCGCGAGACGAACTTGCGGCGCAGGAGTTGGCGCGGGCACCCGTCCTGCCCGTCGAGATCGTCCACGAAGATCTCATCCGGCTTGACGCGCTCGCACTCCAGCTTCCCGTCGCACTCGTAGACCTGCATGAACCCGGTGCCGAACTCGCACCCGTCCACGAAGACCTGCCGCGACTTCTGGTAGACCTTGGTCTGGTAGAAGTACCCTCGGCACCACTTGTCGAGGTTGCGCGCCTTGATCTGCATGTCCCACGCGCCTGGCCCAGCACCGCTGGTGAGGAAGGTCGGACGCGGGCGATTCTTGGTCACCTTCGCGGTGATGGTGTCGAGGCACGTCGCGCCGACGTTGAGCGACATGAGCGAGCTGCCGGTGAGCATCTGCCGAACGAGCGCCGCGCTGTAGTCGCGACCGGAGAGCGAGTCGATTTCGCAGTTCTCGTACAGGCGCGCGAAGCGGATCATGGACTGGAGGCGGTCCTCGCCCTGCATCTCCAGCGAGCCACCCACGTCCATCACCGCGGTCGCGACCTCCTCGTCGGGCAACTGCCACCAGCGCGGCTGCAATGCGCCGCTGCGGATGAGGCGGGCCTCGGGCTTCGACTTGTAGGACTTCGCGTCGCGGTAATCCATCGCCATTGAATTACTCCTCCGCGTCGATGACGACGCCGTAGATTTCGAGTTGCTCTGCGGCGGTCAGGCCATCTTTTCCGCGCTTCGGAGCAGACTTCACGGATTGCACGGGGTTGTCAACCTCCGGGACCTTGAATTCCTCTTCGACTTGTGCTGCGGGCGCGGGCGCTGGACCCAGCTCAAACTCGACAGGTCCAGTGGTGGTATCACCACGAAACTTGGTGATGCCGAGTTCGCGGCACTTCTTCACTGCCTCGTCAAGAGTCATCGGTCGTCTCTCCTTCCCACCAGTCTCGGTCGGGATCCATTCTGCTGAGTTCTTGCTCGTCGCGCTGCTCCGCGAGTTCCTCTGCGGTGAGCGGTACGAGAGGCAACTCGAAGTCGATGAAGTTGAGCGCGTGACGCCAGCTATAGAGCGCGGCGTCCGTCAGATGGTTGGGGAAGCGTGGGTCTTCCGCAGGCGGCTTGCCGCTGTCGGGGTCCCAATCGGGGTCCTTCGGCAGCGCGCTCAACTCTCCCGCGTACTCGCTGCCCTGCTGCACGCGCAGGCGCGCGGAGAGGAAGTCGTCGTTCATCAGCCGCACATGCTCTAGCTTCTCCGACTTCTTCGCGGCCTCGAAGACGTGGCTCGTGCGGCGCATCACCTGCTCGACGTACATCAAACCGCCGCCGCCCGTGTCGGCCACCTTCGCGATGAAGTTGAAGCCCATCGACTCCCACTTCTCGATCTGCGCGATGACCTCTTCCGCGCTGGCCTGCGGCTTCTTCCACTCCGCGGCGTGGTACAACTCGCGGCGCGTCGGGTGCCACCCCCACGCGATGAGGGCCATGTCGTCACGCGAGCCCAAGTCCCACCCGAGTACGTGCTTCCACCCGTCACCCCACGGCTGCACTTCCATGAGCGAGTAGTCGTTGCGACCCGAGTTGTACTTGTAGAAGAGGACGCCATCGTCCTTCACCCACTGCCCTCGGTACTCGCGCACGTAGGTAGGAGAGTCGATGGTCCAGTGCCGCTTCTTGCGAATGGCCGCGAGTTCCGCCGCGGCGTGAGGGAGGTGGGGGTTGTCGAGCACGCTCCAGCGGTGGCAGGACCAGCCCGCGCCGATGAGTTCCTTCTCGCTCTCGCCCAACTCGTTGGTGCGCCCCGTCGAGACGAGCATGCCCTTGGAGAGCCACTGGCCCACCGGCTTGTCGTCCCCGCCCGTAATCCAGTACCAGTACCCCGTGGGCACGGGGCCAGGCGTGCCCTCCATGCACATCGTGCCCTGCAAGTCGAAGAGGCACGGCTCGGCCACGTCTTCCACGAGCGTCTTGAGGAAAGGCCCGAAGAGTTGGCTCTCCAGGATGACCTCCATGCGCGTCTTGTCGCCGCGCTTCTTCTGGGCCTCCTTGTCCTTGTCCGCGCCCAGCAGGCGAATCTCGCTGCCGTTCTCGAAGCGGATGGTCAGTTCCGTCTCGTGGGTCTTGATCGGAATCTTGTGCCGCGCGCAGACGTGGATGAACTCCTGCCAGAGCAACTGCTTGGCGCGCAGACGGTTGATGGCCCAGATGCGGATGAGCGAGCCTGCGTTCTCCAGCGCGACCATCGTGCAGTACCGCGCCCACATGCTCGTCTTGCCTGCGCGTCGAGTGCAGAGCGCGGCTTTGTTGCGGCTGGGGTCGTCGATGAAGTCGAGCTGCTTGTCGAACAACTCCCCTCGGATGGAAGACGAGACGGTGCGCGCACGAGCCTTCGCAAGCTCGCGGCGCAGCTTCTCCTCTTTGAGCTTCCGAGGGTCGAGGGTCATCAGTCCTCGGTCTTCGTGGCTTTGAGCAACTCGTCTGCGTAATCCAGTGCCACCGCCACGTCAGACTCTTGCAGATCGGGCATGGTGATGACCGATGGAAGAATCGCGAGCGCGATGCGGCGACGCTCGTGCTGATGCGCGTTCCGCTTCGCCTTCTCTGCCGCCTCGCTGATCTCTGGCTTGATGATGAGGTTGCTCACTTCTTCACCTCGACCTTCTTGGCCTCGACGGGCGCGGGCTCGAACGAGGCGACGTTGCTCAGGGGAATGTACTTGGTCTTCGGGACTCCGTTGACCACACGCTTGATCTCGACGAGGCTGCTCTCCGGGTCGAACGAGATCTCGTTGGGCTTCTCGCCGGGGCGCTCACCCGAGGGGTTGACGGAGAGGCTTTGCAACTGCCCACCGAAGGAGACGATGTTCACGAACTGCACGTTGACGAGCTTGATGGTCATGTTGCCTCAGAGAAACGGGTTGAACTGCAAGCCGACCGCGCGAGCGAACTGACGCCCGTGAGAGTCGGTGTACTGCGTGTAGAACTTCGCTCTGCCTTCGACGAGCCCGCGACCGATGCCCATGCGACGGTACGTGCTCTTGACGTAGCAGTAGTAGACGTGCTCGCGCGTCTCCTTCTCGCTGATGCACGCCCACCCCAACACCTCGTCCGGCACCTCGGGGAAGTAGGCGACGAGCACCTTCGTGAACGGGGTGATGGAGTCGATGTACTCGTCCATGTACTCCGCGTAGATTGCGAGCGGGACGTGCTTCTTCGCCCAGGTGTTCCAGAAGCTCGTGTGCCAGGACGAGTGAACGAAGCGGAGGTCGGCCTTCGTGGCCTCGCGCAGAAGCGGGGTGGTCACTCTTCTTCCCCTTCCGCGAGCGTGAGGGGCTCCCCGCGTTCGGCGCGTTCGAGGAAGCGGTCGATCTGCTCGTCGGTGAACGCAGAGAGTTGGTCCAAGTCTTCGCTCTCCTTCTCGACCTTGATCATCTCCGTCGCCGCGACGGCCTTCCCGCGCAGGTGCTCGTACAGAGTCGAAGCGGCCTGAAGGCGCTCCGCGGTCGTGGGCACAATCCAGTCCGTGTACGATCCATCCGGCAGCTCCGCACGCCACGGCATGCCGTTGGCGATGTTGCGCAGGGTTGCGGCTTGTTCGAGTCCGCCCTCGGTGAGCTTGCGGAGTTGAGCGCGGTGGCTCACCTTCGCGGGGACGTTGGGCACGGGCGCGGCGCGTTTCGTGATGGTGCCCTTGGCGTCGCGCTCGACGAGCACTTCCCCTTGAACTGAGGTCTTCCGAAACAAGCTCACGCGGTGCCCTCTCCTGGTGGGCGCGCAGAGTGACTCATGGAGTCGCACGAAAGTCAAGCGTGGCTGAAGGTACGCGCTCACCTCGCGCGGTACACGACG